GCCGATAACTTTTCTTGACAGGAACACGGCGGCAGTTGCCTCACCGGAGCTGTCGAATGCAGTCGGTGCGAACTTGTCCGCCCGAATCATATCGACAAGAATTTTTTTTCCGGAAACATAGGGCTTGAATGCCATCGAGCCGAGGGCAAAAGCCAAATCTGCTTTGAGAAGAAAGCGTTTTAAAAATTTCTGAAACTGTTCATCCAGATAAGGCGAACTCACAGAAATTTCTGATTCCGCCATGACAAGCCGTGCGAATTCGGAAGAAATCGCAGCAGGCAAGTCCAGACTGTTGTTATGATGCAGCGTGCTGTCATGATGCTGATACATGGAAAGCCAGACTGCAAGAGCAGACTGCATTTCCGGAGAAACAGGCTTTTCAGCGGTTTTCGACTTGCTGAAAAGTCTTGCAATAAAATCAAAGATTCTCATAAAGTTCCTCCCTCATGACAGTACGAACAAAGTAACGCATATCGTCCATAGCATGGTCATTTTCTTTGATAACCCTGTCTTCTGCCGCCTTGTCGTCCCAGCAGTACAGACCGAATTCACGGATAATATCTTTGCATTCCGGTGAAAAATGAAGCTTCTGTGTTTTCAGGAGCGTTCCGACATTCCGGATACCGTCAAGCACGCTGTTGTTTGCTTTCCGGACGAAAAATTCGTCATGCCGTCTGATGCATTCGATAAAGCTTGCTGCGGACGGGTCAACGATAACGCATTCAATCTGATGCATCAGATTTCCGGCAAGTTTTACAAGTTCTCGGTAATGTTCTTCATCGGTTCGGGGAATGCCCCGTTTTCGGGCATCATAGTAGCTTTCACGGATTCGGTAAGCGTTTCCGTTATCAGCCAGCAGCCACAGCCCCATAGAAGTCGGGTTCAGAGTTCCGTAATCGACAGAGATATAAAATCTGCCGTTCGGCAGTTTTTCCGAAATTTCGTGAACATGGACAGATTGCCGGAACATCGGATAGACAAGACCGTCCGCCAGAACCCATAAGCCCCTGATATATCGGTCATAGAACACGCCGGAATACATTCTTTCATAGCGTTCTTTCACGGACGATTCCAGAGAATAATTGTCATCCATTGTGAAATGCAGATGCAGAGCATGTTTTTCATCATGCTTGCAAATCCATTCCAGATAGAACCAGTGCATCGGGGATTCCGGATTGCAGTTGAACCAGAATTTTGAACCGCTGACGCTGCATCTTGCAAGAGCCTGTTCCACGAAGGAACGTGGCATCAGAGCGACTTCATCAAAAAGAACTCCGGCGAGTGTCATGCCCTGAATGAGCTGATAGCTGCTTTCATCTTTACCGCCGAAAAAATAATAGCGGTTTGCACGTCCGTAAACTTCAATTTCGGCATAATGTCTGCTCTGGTTGATACTGATTTGAGCGATACCTTCAAGCCATTTCTGCATGGGTGCGACAATATTTCTCATCAGGGAATCAATCGTTTTTCCGCAGAATGCGAAAGTCTGACCGCTGAACCGGGAACAGCTCCACAGAACAAAACCAATCGTCATGCAGAGTGTCTTTCCGGAACGGACAGAGCCGTCACAGACAACAGCATCATAATCCTGTTTCATGTTCCACCAGAACATGGCACGGAGCTGTTTCGGAGAAAATTTCTGGTACATCAAGAGGCATCACCTCCGAGACTTTTTTCAATCATCTGCATCAGATTGGAAAGCTGTTCGGGACTGACTTCCGGAGTTTCGCCGCTGACGGCAGCAGCAATCATTCTGGAAATTTCAGTTTCCGCAGCAACAAGTTCCGGATTTTCCTTCAGAAACTGATAGAGTTCTCCGTGACGTTTCCGGAATTCTTCAGCGAGTTTCTTTCTCTGTTTTTTATCAGGCTCATTTAAAAAGCTTTCAGAAAAGCGTTTAAAGTCTGTAAAATCGGCTTTTTTATTATTTTTTTCATACTGTTTCAGCCCGTCCGACAGGGCGGCAAGGCTTTTCTGTTTCAGATTTTTCATGGATAAGATTCCGCTCCTTTCGGCAGGATGTAAAAAGAAAGCCGTCAGAGCCGTTCTGACGGGGGGGTGATTTCAGGGTATTGTTTTACAAAAAAATTCTTTGAAACGAATTTAAACGGCATTTAAACGCTGTTAAACGGGTATGCTCCGCCATTCAGATTCCGGATTGAAATCTGAATGTTTACCGATACGCACATACCCGCCGGACAGGGGACGCATCAACCCTGCTGCTTATCAGTATGCTGATTTTTCAGACCGGCAGAACCGGAAGTGTGATTCTGTGTTTTCTGCCAATGAGTTCCACACGGACGACAGCACGTCTCTGACGGGGCTGATATTCGATTTCGCATTCAGAATCCGGACAATTCCGGAGTGCACCGTCAAGAACAAATTTTGCACCGCCGCTGGTATCCATGATTCTGGAAACTCCCAGAGGAAAGCCACCGTTTTCAAGCCAGAGCAGCCATGCTTCTTCTTTTTTAGAAACAGGTCTCGGCAGATTGTCTCCCAGAAAGCGGACAAAGCCTTCTGTATGCCGGATAAGCCTGTAGTTTTCAAGGCTTCTCTGCATCTTTACAAAAACATACTGCGGAAAAATAAGCCGGATTTTTTCGTGCCATATTCCGCCTCTGCGGAGAAACATCTTTTTTCTCGGCACGAAAGCGGAAATTCCGGCGGACTGCAATCTTTTACAGACGGCTTCTTCCTTTCCGGAACGCACCTGCAAAACATAAATGCTCATGATAATTTCTCCTGATTTTCCTTGATGAACTTCCGGAATTCTCTGTACAGTCCCGGATTTTCCTGTGCCATGAGGTCAAACAGAGCCGTCTGGAACTGTTCCTTTCCGAGTTCGATAGTTTCCTTATTCTGGACATCAGCCCGTTTCTTGGCGGCGACAGCACGGGCAAGTGCAGAAGAATGTCTGATTAACATGTCCATATCCTTGCTGCCGATTTCACTTTCCGGCATCCGTTCGACAGCATTCAGGAGACGTGCTGCAGCGATACGGAGAATGCCTTCGGTCGTGTCCAAATCCGGATAGCGTTCTGTTTCTTCGGTAATCGCCCGGAAAGTTTCCTGTGTCATTCGCAGGTCGGCGACAGTTGTCATCAGATTTTTGGCATAGCTGCCGACAGCGGAAAGAGAAATGCTGATGCCGTGGCTTTTGATATAGTCCACGATTTCACGGTAAGTCGTGCCGGTTTTAATCATTTCGTCAACAGTTTCTTTAAGTTCGGGTGCAAAGCCGTCAATTCTGGAATGTTTTCTGTTTCCCATGGCTGCACCTCTCAGACTTCAATACAGTCATCTTTCAGAATGCAGGCGATAATCTGAATGCCTTTCTGTGTGACCTTGGCTTCGAGTGCATCGGGAGCGGCATCAGCAAGCGTAATTTCCTGTTTTGTACTGGTGTGTCGTGTTCTGATGTAGCCGCCTTCGGTCAGATAATTCACGCTGTCCAGAAATTCAGACTCTGTCAGAGTCGGTTCGAGTGCATATTTCAAATCCGGCAGACGGATAAACTGTGTCCGGAGCAGATTGATGCCTTTCAGGACAATGCCGTTATTACGGAAAAATTTCTTCTGTCGGATTCTGTCATTCAGTTCCTTGTTTTCCACGAAATTCACCCCTGATTCTTTTGATAGTAATTATCTATTTTGGATTCGAGCCTTGTCATGACTCTGATGAAATCTTCATTTTTAGTAGTGTGTTCCTTGATGTAGTCCACATTGTCGGAAAGCTTCTGCATAGCCGCCTTGATTTCAGCGACTTCTGCTTTGGTGGCATACTTGTCAGATAAGCTGTACTGCATGTCTTTGAGCTCCTGTACATTGGTTTCATTCCGGTCGAGTCTGTCCATCGTTCTTTTGAGGAAAAATCCGATAATGCCTAAAATTATGGAAAAAACGGTTGTAATGATATAGAAAATTAAATCCTGCTGCATGTCCTCACTTCCGGAAATCAGAATAAAAAAACGGTATCATAAAAGTTTTCACTTTTATGATACCAGATATATCCGCATATAGCCAGTTGAAATTAAATTATAATTTTGAAGTGGAATTTTTGACTGAATTTTTCTCATTTGCAGCAAGAATAATTTTTCTGACAGCAGATACAGAAAGCCGGTATTCTTTGGCAAGCTGTCTGTAATTGCTGCCGTTGAATTTTCGGCAGATTTCTGCATCACGAATCTGTTTGGTGATTCTTTCCGGTTTGTTGATATAAAGAGGACAGCCGGCATAATTGGCGACTAATTTTTTATATGCCTCCAGTCCGATGGTTTCAGCAAGTTCTTTCTGCTCTCCGGTAAGCTGTTCCAGACTTGTGATTTTTTCGATTTCCAAAGCAATTTCCCCTTTCAATAAAAAAGTACAGCATCATGAATTCTTTCTTTCATGATACCATACTTTTCGGAAATTGGCAAGTATTTTTATTTCTTATTCTTTTTCGCATGAGCAAGAATTTTCTTCAGGGCTTCAATCAGCCGGATACCATCATTTTTCCGTACCCATTTCAGAGGGTTGTCCGGCGGAGCAGTAATGCCGAGTGTTTTCCGGACAACTCCAGCAAGCCTCTGTTTCACATCCGCCTTTGTATTGCTGTCCAGTTCTGCCAGCTGATAAGCCATAGCCTATGCTTTTGCCTGCTGTTTCCCTGTCATCATATCCGGAATATCTTCACGCTGTTTCGGCTTATAAAGCCCCTGACTGACAAGCATTCTGTTCAGTTCAGCTTCTACTTTTCCGGCTTCTGTCTCTGTCAGGTCACTGACATGGTATTTCCCTGTCATCCGATGTACAAGAATATGAAAATTATCGTCAAGGCTGCCACGTTCCACAAGCCCCAGAACTGATGCGGCAGCGTAAAGTCTTCTTGTATGTTCTTTCATTCATGTTCCTCTTTTCCTTATCCATTTTTCTGATTTTTTCCGGAGCGGTTCTGAAATGGATGTACTACAGCAGCAGAGCTGATGTGCCGTTTCCAGCAGAATTCTGTCTTCCGGAACAGCAAGCCTGTTTTTTCGGAACAGTTCCCGCATTGGTTCAGTATTTCCGAAACTGACCGCCTGAATCACGGCACTGTCACGGCATTTGCCATAAGCAGCAGCGGTATCATAAAAATCTCTGTACATTCCGGATTACTTCCTTTCAGTCCGGAGTGCTGCCAGCCGTTCAGATTCACAGCGTTTCAGAAAATGGAAATAAACTCTGAATTCTTCGTATGCACATTCCGGACAGAGCGGAATTTGTTTCTGTGCCGTCCAGCCGTGTGCAATGAAATGTTCCGGTCTGGTATGCCGTTCCGTCATGCCGCAGCGGCTGCACCGGATTAAAACTGTATTTTTCATCTGTAAAGCCATAGTTTCACTCCTTTGATTTCTGTGCTTTTTTCCGGTAATATCGTTCAAGGGACTGACTGTTTCTCCGCTGACGGATGGTTTCGGGATTTTCATTCGGATGTGCAATAGTCATGCATAAAATTTCAAACTCTGTCATTCTGGCATCGCCCCGCAGGGTGCAGTCCGGAAACGGACAGCAGAAACAGTTTCGGTTGCACCTGAACTTTTTATACTTCATTATCATTTTGCTGACTGTCCGAATTCTGAAATACTGTTTTTGCAATTTCTGCTTCATCGGTCATATCCAGCCCGAGAATCCCCAGAAACCATGCTGCATCCTCTTTGGAAAAGAAGTGATAAACAATTTCACGTCCCTGTCTTTTTCCACGGAGCAGACCATAAAGTGCATAAGCAAAAACAGGAGTTGTCATCATATCAGTATCATCAAAGAAGTTATCCGCTTCATTCAGGGGCATTATGAGAACAGCAGCATTTGTGACAAGCAGCTGCATCTGACTGCTGATAAATTTTACTGCACCGTTTTCACTGCCTTCCTTTTTCCATTGCATCATGTTTCCGCACCTCCCTGTGATTCAGCAGAGATAATTTTTGTTTTCATACTTCTGGAAACGTTCACAGCGGCATTGATTTTCGTTGTGATATCGGCGAGGATTTCCTGATTCATTTGACCGTCATGATTGATTCTGATAAATGTGCAGAGATTTTCCCATGCAGCAGTTTCGTTAATCAGATAGGCTGCATCGGAAGCATCTGTTTCAGAAAGTCCGGCGACATTCATCAGATTTTTCTTGTCTTTCTCGAAGTCTGTGCCTTTGACTTTTTTCAGAAGGACTTTCTTCGCCTTGTCATCGCAGGGCAGGGAGCTGATAATTTCATAGACACTGCCCTCACAGAATTCTCCGTGCCAGACGGCAGAGAGAATTCTTTTCGCCGGAGCTTTCAGCGTGTACTTGATTTCTTTTGTGAACATGCTTTCACTGACCTTGCCGAAGATGGATTCCAGCAGTTCTCCGGCAGATACGGAAACCGTATCGGCAATTGTGACGACAGCAGTATTGCCGTCCGGAGTGGTATGGCTGACAGATTTGATTTTTGTATCTGTAAGTTTCTGTTCTGCATCGAGCTGAAGAAGTGCCTGAAGCTTGTCATATTCAGCAGAGAGTACATCTTTTTCGAGTTCGATTTCTGCCATGCGGTTGATAATGGAATTCAGATTTTCTTTCATGATAATGCTCCTTTCATAGTATCTGCACAGTTCCGGCACATCACAAGGTCTCTGAAACGGCACAGATTCTGTGATGCACCGCAGAAACGGCAGATTTCAACATGTTTTCTGACAATGAGTCCGCCGTCCAGAGTGGTGGAAATATCCAGTGACATGCCACGTTTCCAGCCGAGTTTCAGCCGCATGTCCTTCGGAATCGTAATACCGCCGTTCTGCATCAGCTTTCTTGATGTTTTCATAAAATGAAAACCCCTTTCTTAAAAATTTTTCCTGACTCTGCATTTTCACGGGCTTGTCACCGGCTTTGGCTGCATTAAGGCAGAAGGGCAGGAAAGCCCTTCTGAGATTCTGCTTCAGCATCTTATTTCTTGATTTTAGCAATTATCTCATTCAAATTATCAAAGTGCAGATTGGAATCTTTTGCCTGCTGTACAAGGGCATTCAGGTCATATCTGCCACGGTTATAGGCATTCATGAACAGGAAAACTGCTTTTCTTTGACCGAGTGACGGCATTGTGGCAATCGAATGAAGAAACAGCAGTTCTTTCATCATGTTTTGCTGCACTAATTGCGGATAGAGCATTTTTGTATCATCAAAAGTAATTTTTTTTGCAGAAAAGTTATGTTCTGTAACGAAACGGCTGCTGACCTGTACACGGTCACTGGCATATTTTCCGCTGAACATATCATAGAAGCACGGATTCCCGACAAAAGCGAGTCCTATAATTTTTCCTTCTTTTTCAAAACGGTCAGGAATAGCACGGAGTGCATTGGCTGCCTGATAATTGAGTTCCTGTGCCTCGTCCACGATAATCATCATATTGCCGTGCAGTCTGGAGAAAACCGCTCTTTTCATGCTGTTCCTGTTAGTTTCGCTGATACAGAGCTGTTCGCCCAGCAGAAACAGCATATCTGATGCGGTGTGATTGAACACATCAGCAGTAATCACAATTGTACTGGAAGGATTGTCACGGGCATATTTTTCGATGGCTTTAGTTTTGCCAATTCCGGCATCTCCGGTAACGACGGTACATCCGCCGAGAAGATGCACTGTTCTGAAACTTGCATAAATCATCTGTGAAATGCTGGTAGGTGCATATTCTACAGGTGTAAAGATTTCAGGCAGACTTTGTTTTTCATCGCTCATCTGAAAATAATTTTTGAGAGTGTCGAACTGCTTTTCCAGATTGCCGGTATACTTTCCACGACGGACAGAAGAAAGAATAGAAATAGAAATTCCGGTTTCATGACAGAGTTTCTGAGAACTACCGTTCTGAATAATGTGCTTCTCAATCCGGCGGATAACGTCACACTGTTCCGGATGATACTTCCGGAAGGCTTCTTCGCGGTCTGCAAAGAAATTTTCTGCCTTGGCAGCATTCTTTTCATCGCCGTTCAGTGCAGAAGAAACTGCACTTTCCGTCATGCCGACAACCGGATAAACTTTTTCAACGGAAACGCCATGTTCATTGGCGAGTGCCTGTATTTTTTCTTGTAAGTTCATAATTAAGCTCCTTTCGCTCTTGTGAGCCGTTCGTTCATAGCATTGATTTCTTCAAGTTCTTTCAGCTGCTGTTCTGCTTCTTCCGAAATGGTTACGGAAATAATGCTGTCACGACCGGGGTATTGTTCATTCAGTTCCGCAGCTGTAACCGGATAAACGGTTGCCGGTCTTTGAATCTGAAGCTTGTCCAGATTGCTTTCCGCCTCATGGATTGTTGCCGCAAGCATATCAATCAGTTCGCAGTTTGTATAGCTCTTTGCAGCATTTTTGATGGCTTTCTGTGTCTGACGGATATGTTTCTGAGCATTTTCGACTTTGGTAAGCCCTTCTTCATCTTCTGCATGATAGGGAACATTAAGATGGTCTGCCCTCTTACATTCGCAAAGAAATTTGTCTGTTTCCTTGTCATAAACTCTGACACTTTCCAGATTTGCCGGGTCATAGCGGACATAAACCTTTCGTTTTTGTCCGTCTTTTGTCTTGGAACAGTACATCAGATTCGGATGACTGAACCAGAGTTTCTGTTTCCACAGTTCAATATATACGCCGTTTCGTTCAATCTGCTGATAGTGTGTGCTTCTTGCCATCAATAAAGTAAGGTCTTCATCAGCGGCATCACGGAACTGCACTTCTGCGGAATTAATGCTTCTGTTCCAGACTTCCAGTTTTGTCATGCCTTTGAACTGCTTTTCTTTGCCGCCGTATTCATGGCAGTTATAGCCACCATTGATAAGTGTCGGAAGAAGCTTCCGGATATCTTCATCTGTCGGAATATTTTTGCTCTTTACGATTTTAGAATGATTTTCCGGACGTTCTGCCGGAGTACCGCCCGTGTAGCTGTTAAACGCTTTCGAGATAAAGTTCTTGAATGTATTGAAATATCTCTCAATATTCTTCGCTTTGGCATTTTTGACAAGTGCATTCACCATCGTGATGCCGAGCAGGGAAAGTATTGTCGGTGGTGTTTCCTCCTTGTTCCAGTCTGCCTGGTTTCTGTGTCCTCTTCCGCCAATATCGTGTGTCAGAAACTCCGAACCGTTGTCGAAATAGACACCTCTCGGAAGTCCGTATCCGTTGAGTGCTGCCGCTCTGAGAGCCAGTAAGGTAGACTGTGAATTCGGGTGGTCGCATAAGTTCCAGCCAACAATGACACCGCTTTTTGCATCCATGTATGCTGTCAGTGACAGTCTGTGCGGCTTGCCTTCCGGTGACAGGGTAGTAATATCGAGTGTATGATTGTCCGCAATCCAGATGTCATTTGCCTGTAACTCAGCATAATCACGCTCCACATATTCACAGTATCTGTCAAAGCAGGCTTTCTGCCCGAGACGGGTATATGCAATCACTGCATCCGGAATTTCTGCAATGCGGCGGCGGAAAGTCCGCTCTGACGGAATATCATGATAAAGTTCCGGAAAATAATCTCTGACCCATGCTTTTACAAGCGTGTAGCATCTGCTGACAGTCGGCTGATTTGCTGATAAATACAGTTTGGTGAACATCTTCCAGACATCTTCATTCATGCTGTTTTCTGTCCGTTCCCATTTCCCACGCTTGTCCAGCAGAGCATCATAATCATGTTCACGGTATGCTTTCTGCTTCCGGTAAAGTATCTGAGGGCTGATGCAGAAATCTTCTCCATATCTGCTCCGGCAGAGAGCAGCAAAATCAGAATCAGCAAGAGATTTCTTTTTATATTTTTCTCTGAATGTCTGCCATTCTCTGACGATGCCGTTCCAGAAAGCTATCCGTTCACGTTCATGTTCAGAATAGTCTTCAAAATGCTTTTTAAAAGCTTTCTTAACGGGTTTTGAATCGGGTTCTTCTTTCAGTTCCGGAGCTACACCGGCTTCCTGTTTCATCTGACTATAGTATTTCGCCTGCAGGTTCTCCGGAAGAGCAGAAACGGGTATCAGATATTTCGGTCTACCCTTGCTGTTGATTTCCTGAATACTTGCAATTTTGCCTTCTTTCAGTAACCGTCTGGTGTACTGAACAGTGCATTTCTTCAAATCTGCAAATTCTTCTACTGTTAAATAGTCCACATAATTCTCCTTTCTGTCGGATTTTTAGAATATCCGGCAAAATTTTTCTTGACAAATGTCGGATTTTGTGGTACACTTAGAACAGAACATTAAACAAGTGAGTTTCTTCACTCAATGTCTAAGTTTCCAGTTTCAGGGTTTCAGAACGGCAGCCGTGAAGCTGGAATTTTTCTAAGTATACAGCTTCGTTCTGTCAATGAATGCCGAATGCACGTTCTGCAAATTCTCTGACCGCTTCTGTTTTCGTTCCGGAATATCTGCCGTTGTGAACACCGCACTTGTCAGCATCAATTTTCCAGACGACATAAGGGTCAGGAGCTTTCCGGCTGAATGCGATGCAGTAACCGTTGAATATTCCGAAAACTTCATAATCCTGAATCTTCATTCCGATATGCACTTCTTTAAGTTGATGCTGCATATGTTCTACATCATCCGGAGAAAGTCCTGTTTCTTCATAGTCCAGAAGCTTGTACATCGCTCCGTAAACTGTCTGACTCATATTCCTGAATTCTTCTCCGTGAACGCCCCATGCTCCGGAAGGTTCTTTGTAGGTAAATCTGTGTTTCATCAGAAAATCTCCTGTTCTTCTGCAAAATATTTCCGTATATATCTGCTGACAGCCATCTGGGAAATGCTGATGCCGTGATTGGTGACAAAGTTTGCAATCTGCTGCTGGGAGTATTCTCCAGTGATAATCATGGCATCCGCCTGCTGTTTCAGTTCCGGCGGCAGGGTTTCCATTTTGAGCGGCTGATAATTATTTTTTCCGGTGCGGGTGCGTTTCCGGACAGCCGGAACATTGTTGACGATAACCGTTTTTTCAGCAGTCTGCTGATTCCGGAGCAGGGGCATCAGAGCGGCAACAGTCCGGGCAACCGTTCTGGAGATAATGCTTTCCATGTCCTGAACATTCTGCTGTGTGCGGAAATATCCGTTCACAAGCTCACGCTGCACTTTCCATGCCAGCTCATCAGTGAAACTCTTGACGAGCATCAGATAGCCCGTTTCAGTAATCAGAATAATATCTGAATGAGTTTTGCTTGAAATTTCGCAAATTTTGTTAGTACGAATTTCGTCCGAACAAACTTTAAAGAAATCTTCACCTTCAATGAAATGTTTCCGATTTGCCTTAAAGTTACGTTTGGCTGTCCCTTCCGGTCTGCCGTGAACAGTGTCGATGTCTTTCAGGGTGACAACCCTCCGACCGCCGTATTCTTTCACCAGAACCGGCATGTTGTTGATGATAATTTCATTCATGATGCTTTCTTCTCCTTTTTTATAATTTTATTGGATTTCATGTCGAGCAGTTCTTCCGGTTCAAGCCGCAGAGCAACTGCCAGAACAATCAATGTGCTGTCTTTCGGAACAAAACTTCCGCTTTCCGTTTTGGAAATATGTGCCTGCGAAATCCGTGCTGATTTTGCAAGTTCCATCTGAGTCATGCCAAGCTCTTCACGGCGACTTCTGACTTTATTCCCCAGTGTCATGAAAAATCACCTCAATTCTATTTACTTTTCATTCTGTTTGTGTTATGATTATCATAGGGGTTTTTCTGTCGTGTAATATTCATTATGAATATTATATCACCTAATCAGGTTGATGTCAACCTTTTAAGGTTATATTTGTCGTTATAAACAAAGAAAGGTCGGTATTTTTATGAAAAATACACAGATAGTAGCAGAAAGAATTAAAATTCAAGCTAAAGAAAAAGGTATATCCGTAAAAAAATTACTTGAAAAATGTGAATTAGGCGTGAATACAGTTACAAAAATGTCAAATGGGACAGATATTGTATCTCAAAATCTACTTAAAATCGCTGATTGCTTAGAATGTTCTGTTGATTATTTACTTGGCAGAACAAGTTCTCCAAGTGCCTGTTTTGATGATTTTGTTTCCGGAAACGTCAATAATATTTCCAATTCACATGTCGGAGCTGTGGGAAATACTCTTACCGGAACAATCAACATTGGTGGAGGAGATACAGTTCCTAACAATGAACAGAAAACTATATCAGCACCTGAATCCGATGAAATAACTTCTGAAATAGTAAGAATTCTTGATAAGCTTCCCCTTAAAGAACGTTCTAAACTTATGACAATGATTTACGATTTTGAAGAAGATTATGATGTAAAAAAAAAACAGCAGCAGGTAACATCTCCGTAAAATTTATCGGAAACAATATAATACTTAATAATGTAAAAAAATATGTTCTCGGAAATGAAGTGCTTTGTGAATTTATTGTTGTTTTTCTTTTTGCATTTAGTTGCTTTGCCTGTATTTTTGATTTCTTTAAAATATCATTAAGTGAACTGATAGCTCAATTTTTCAATTCTAATCCTGCTATAACAGAGGTATCAGATGCGGTCTTTTTTTGGACTGGAGCATTCTGCATCTTTGTCATGCTGTATTCAAATCAATCTGGTAAAGCAGTGCAAACGATATTCTCAGTAGTGCTTTTAATCATTGTTCTTATTGCAAGAGCATTGACAAATAGCTTCACAATAGCCGAAATAGATATTTCTATCATACCTATGAGTATCACAGTTATACCGATATTATTGTTAGTTTTGTTTTCAAAAATAGACACTAACAGCAAATAGAATGTTATACATACCGTATAAAAAGAATATGGAAACAAGTTTCCATATTAGCATAATTTAGTTTCCATATTTCCATATCATTTTCAACATTTTCAGAAGGCTTTATTGTGCTGTGCTTTTAGAAACGTTTTAAATTTTAAAATCTCTAAAAAAAGCAGAATAGCCATTTAAACACATTTCAAGATTTTCAAAACGCTCCTAAAAAGCAATTTAAACGGATTTCATGAAAAAATAAAAACCACTCTGGATTTTACCATTTTCGGTTTCCAAAGTGGTTTTTCTTTTGACAGGTTAAATGTTTTAACAATATGCGATTCCGGATTTTTCCGGCTTGAAAATGGCTGTTTACAGGTATTTTCCTGATATTTTCAGGGCTTTCCGGCTTTTTCCGGAGTTTTCTGTTTTTTCTCATTCTTGGTGTCAAAT